ATAACGTGCGTAATACGAGGAGTAGTATGTAAATCCGTAGCAGTATACGGAACGACTAAATCTTCAGCTTTAATAAAACGAGAAACGACTCGTCCCATCGCTGGGTCAAAATAACATTTCTTAAATGCAGATCCTGCTAAAGGAAGGAAAAACAACATCTGATCCATTTCAGGATCGTATTCTTCCATTTTGTACATAAGCTGGTAGTTCATAAAATCTTTTACGCGATTAGCTTGCATCGCTTTAGGATTATTAGAAGCACCGATAACTTTTGTATCTACGGGGCCGTTAGCAGGAAGAAGCTCTTTGTAAGCTTGCGCTTGGAAGTGAGTGGCTGCTTCTGCTAGTAACGGATGGAAAACTCCGCTGGCCCCTTCAAAGGGTTCGCTGCGTGGTTCGTTTTCGATACCTAATAGCTCTAAACCATCACGAAACGTTTCGTACCAGTCTTGTCGTGAGGAAACATCATCCTGATACGACGATTCAAGTTCACTAGCTATCTGACCCAGCGTCCCTTCGTCAATGTACTCAGCTAAATTTTCACCAAACGGAATATTATCTTCCATTGGTAAATCTGCAGGAGACATAACATTGTTATCCTCGTCGAAGAGGACTTCTATGTTTTCATCGTCGCCTGATATTTGGACTTCAGCCATAGATCGCCACCATACTCTTATTTTTTAACAGGGTAAATCAGTAATATACCCGTAATCTTGGGTAATAATCTTCTTCGTCTTGATAATCGCTGTCTAAACGTAAAAAACCGCCTTGTCTAAACCGCATAAGTGCTAAAGTTGTCGCATCTACGCAATCATCGTTCTCTCCGTTCGGAAAATCTACTATTTCGTCCATTAATTCTTGGGCCCAAGTCGTTTCTGGTACCCAAATACGTCCTTCTTGAAAAATTGCACTGACTGTATTCAATCTAGCAATCTTATCTTGGCCTTTACTAGGCGAAAATGTGTTAATCGGGATACCTTGACGCCGTAATTCTTGCGTTAACGGTATACCTGACGCTTTTGTTTCGATAATTACCGAATCTGGTTCCCAATATTCGTATAATCGCATCGCTTCGCGCTTTAGTTCAGGGAAATCTAGGCGTTCTTTAACGCAATCTAATAAAACTAAGTGAGCATCTTGACCGTTATAGAGTTCTTCTCCTATTTTCCCTTCTGGATAAAACACTCCCCACGTAGTTATCGCTGTAAAGTCAGATCTTTCGGATTTTAAAAACGCTGTATCGTAACTTTGTATCAAATAATCGCACGTTGGCGGGTCATCAGACTCCCATATGTTGAACCATTCTTTAGGAATAATCGAAATACCTTCCCCAGTAGGGCGTTGCATATACTGAGCTGCCCATTTCGACGGCGGTATAGACGATTTTGTAGCTTCAAGTTCTTCTAATTTCCAAAACTCTGGCCATAGTGGGTTGCCTGATGGCATAATTGCAGGGAACTCTATTAGTTCCCACTCGTCGCCACCCTTTTCTTGCATCATTCGTTTCATTAATTTACCCGTTAAGTCTTTTTTAGACCAACGAGTCATTACGATAACGATAGCACCTCCTGGTTGTAGACGTTGTCGTGGCCCTGTTTGATACCATTCGTACGCTTCGTCTAACGCTTTATCAGAAAATGCATCTTGTTCAGAGTGCGGATCGTCAATAATAAACAAATCCGCACCTCTACCCGCGAGAGCACCACCAATACCTGACGCATAATACTCCCCACCTTGGGAAGTAAGCCATTTACCCGCGCTTCGTGAGTCTGCTTTTAGTTGTGTTTTAGGAAATAAGTCTGCGTATTCTTCACTTTCGATTAAGTCTCGTACCCGTCTACCGAAATTTATTGCAAGGTCAGCTGTATGTGTTGCTTCAATAATTTTTAATTTAGGTCGTTTACCTAATAAATACGCTGGGAATAAATACGAAGCAAACTCTGACTTCGTATGTCGCGGAGGCATATTAATTATTAGACGTTTCGACTCACCTTCTGCAATTTTATCGAAAGCTTCAGCCATCTTTTTATGGTGAGACCCAGCGATAAACTCTGGCCAAATGTTTTTTACAAACTCATAGAACGTACCAATCGACGTTTCGCGTTTTTCGCGTAGTTCTAGTTCTTCAAGGAGTAACGTAAATTCTTTCGCTTCTTGTTTTGATAGATGCGAGAGGTCTACGTTTTTTAATTCATTTAGAGGATTTTTTGTTTGCATTTATATATCGACGGTAAACTTGTGCTGCGCTTGTTTTACCAGCTGCTTTTGCTCTTTGTTCCATCGCTATCGCTGCTTGTATTTTATGAGCCGGTGTTCTTTTAGCTCTTTTTATTTTAGCTACGCTTGCTTGCGCATCTTTAACGGTAGCAAATTTTAATCCGTGGATTGTGCCTTTCGGATCTTCGTCTGTATATAAATCGCTATGTTTTTTACTTTTAGCTGGTTGCCCTTTCTTTCTAGGGATACGTGGGTTTTTAGTTGCCATTTATCTTAATCTTGCGTTATTAAGACGTTCCTCAGATATCGGGCCACCTTCAGCCATAGTACGAACTTGATCCCGTGTTGCAGGAATCATCCCCATCGCTGGGTTGGCTTGCATTTGGTTTGCTAGTTGCATACCTACCCCTTGTATTTGAGGATTAGGATCTTGCATCATATTCATAATTTGCGAGGTACTAAAATAATATACATCTTCTGGTGTTCCTACTGGTCCACCCATAGCTGCCATAATACCTTGTTCCATCGGAGCTTGTTCCATTAACAACTGTATTAGTTCTTCTTCGTCTAATGTTTGTTGAGGAGTTGTTGGGTCTCCTTCAGGTAACGGAACATCACCCCCTCCGTATTCCATAGCTTCTAAAGCTTTTTCTAATCCTGCAACGCTAGTCCCCATAACTTCCTCAGGGATAATTTCTGATGCTTCGGAAATATTAGGAGCAGAACCTGCAATTAAATCACGAAGTTGTTGTTCTTCTCTAGCTCTTTTTTGCGCTTTGCGTTGACGACTAGCCCCGTAAGCTGTTCCAGCTACTGTTAAAAGTGCTGGGATTAAAATATTTAAAAAAGCTTCTTTTTTACCAGTCTTTGGATTAGTTGTTAGTTTGCCTGTCGGAGACATCTTCTCCAACATTTTTACTTCTATCGGATTTAAATGAACAAGTTCGCTATCACCAAAGCGTCCTTGTTTTTCTACTAAATCAGCTAATCCTTTCATTTATACGATTTCCCGTAATAACCTTTAGAAAAACTTAATCCACCGCCCATAGCTTTCCTAGCAGTAGTAGCAGCTTGTTTAAAATTTTCTTTTGTAGGGGCACCTTTAGATCCTGGTTTACGCATCGTTTCACCAGAACCAGCTTGTATCCGTTTACGTTTTGCGTTGATATTAGCATATAACCCTGGACGTCCACCGGCAGACATCCTATAAATATCAGGGAAATAAGGTAGTAATTGTTTTTCTAAAAAATCTACCCTATCTGACATAGCCTTAATTTTATCAGGATCCATGAACATATCTTCGTTTAATTCTTTATTCAATTTATTACGCTCATTGAGCATATTTTGAATTCTTCTTTTACCTTCGTTATCTAATTGACCAAACAATTTAGATGAACCTTGTCTTGGTCGTGGGCCTTGTCTATCTATACTTGCTTTTAAACGATCTAAAGCTTTATCAAGATCATCTTTCCCCATGATGTCATCGAAGGCTACTTTTGCTTTCATTTCATCAGCTTTATCAACACCCTCTTGAATAATATCGCGTCCTTTTTGTTCTCGTTTACGACCTTCTAACAAAGCATCCCCTAGTGGCGTCGAACTACCTTCTTTTTGTGATTTTTCGATATCTTTATAAATTTTTTCCATACGCTCTTTATTCTTTTTAGGATCAAACGCATCCCCAAACATATCGAATAAACTACCTAACCCTTTACCTTTACCCATCGGGGTAGGACTGAGTGAACTAAGAATCATTGTTGGTATCTCACCAATCGTCTCTGACGCTCCTGGGGTATTACTTAATCGTACTGAGAGACTTGATTCATCCATCGGACCCGACATATCTCGTCTCTGTTCCATAGTTAGCGTATCTTTGTTTGTATTACGCAGAGCTTGCATCAACATCGGAAGATTATCCATA